GATTCACCCTCACCTTTAACAGGTGCAGTGCCAAACCCTGTAAATAGAACTTCTTCTTCAAAAGCTCTGTCAGAGTTCTCGATTTCAAAAAGAGGTGTATGTTCGTCAGCGACCTCACCATACTCCGTACCAAAAACTGCATTCAATCCTGGTAGGAGTTCTTTAGCAATACTTGCTCTATTTATAGCCATATATTATTCTCCTTTAGATTATGCAGTTGACGCAGTTGCAGTGACATATCTGTCTCTGTGCGTATTTAAAAATACTTCAACGATTGGAAAAGCATCAGAGTCGTCATTTTCTTCACCATCTTTTTTCTTACCAATCACTCTTGCTACTTGTTCTGTTTCACCACCAGAAGCTGCTAGTAAATAATAACTAGAGTTTCCAGTTGTTGTATCACCAGAACTTGCTGTAGAACTAACAGTACAATTATAATTCTTTTGTACCATTAATTCATTAGCAGATAATGATAATGAACATTGAATGTAGTAAGTTTGATTTGGATCTGTGATGATAAAGAATTTAACATCTGAGTATCCGTTTGCAGAAGTTCCTGTTGTCCAATGTCTACTAAACTTTTGTTCGCCATTTAACACAAAAGAACACCCTGCAAATACACCTGAAGGTTTTAGTGTTGCTGCTATAAAAGGTGAAATAGTTGCAAAGTTTGCACCTGGCAGTACAACAGGGTCTCCTGTAAATATTTTATTAGTACATGCTCCACCTGATGTAGGTGAAAAAATATCTGTGAAAGAACCAGTGTTGTAAGCTCCACCTTTTTTCCTAGCAGGAACGAAACCTTGAAAAGCTTTTGTATGAGCCATGTTTCCTCCTATTAAGTTAAAAAAGTATTAGAGAACTAACTCTGAAATTTTGGAGTTCTTCCTCTAATGGTTTGAGTTTTACTTGAATTACTGATTGGCATTCTAGAATTATTATTCTTCATTAATTGACTATTTACTGCATCCATTAATGAATCAGATTTATTCTTATAATATGCCTTTCTAGCTTCGATACGTCCAGTAGGTATTTTACCTAACGCAACGTCTCCACGACAGACTGCTCCAGAGTATCTTCCTTCATCTCTCACGACAGATGATTGTTCCATCTCAGGTACTTCTTCTTTCTTAACAAACTCCCATCCTTCTTGCATTTTTCTTCCAATATGAGAAACGTCATCTTTTCCTCGTACAGAAAGTCTCATCCATCCTAATGTCATACCTGCGTCATTGAAACGATCTACAATAGTTTCAGGTATTTCTAATAAGTTTGGTTCTTCAAAAGTATAAGTAGTTTGTTCTTTAGTATTATTTTCTCTAAGTTGAGAACTACGTGTATTATTTGTTCGTGTCATTGGTTACCCTCCACGTCTAGTGTTAATATTAGTATACTCTCCTTCAGCTTGAGTAGCTTTTCTTTTTTCAAGAGCATATTGTTCAAGTGGTATTCCCCATTTATTAGCTAGTCTAACATCATCTTTAGATAGCCTAACTTTTTTTGGATTAGGAGTAGAACGTGAAGCTCCTGCTACCACTTGAGCAGGCTTTGACGTAACCTGCTGGCGATTATCTTGAACATTTCCTTCATTTTGAAATTTAGTAGGAAATGATTCTCGAATCCTTTTATCAACTTCTTGATAAAATTCTATATCTTCAGTTGAATATCCTTCTTGCTTTAATTCTGCATCTATAGCTAATGCTGCTGCAGTCATTACATTATCTTTACCAAACCAAGTATTTTGTTGTGCCCATTCTTGAGCTCTTGGATCTGGTGCTTGTTGAGCAATAGGTTGTTGATATTGTTGTTGTTGAACAGGTTGTTGCTGTGGTGCCTGTTTAAACTTTTCTTTAGTAACATTTACATTTTTTAAATCAACCTGAGCTTCATTTAACATTTCTTGTGCTTGTAAAAGCTTATCTTGGTCTCCAGCTTCATATGCATTTTTATATGCTACACGAGCCATATTTAATTTATCTGTTAATTGTTTTTCTGTTACTTCTAAATTCTTTTTACTTACAGTAGAAAACTCAGTTTCTCTTTTTTTAACTAAACCTTGTAGTTCTTCATTTTGTTTAATTAATTTATTTATCTGGTCTTCTTTATCTTTTCTTTGTTTAATTAACTGTCTTATTCTTTTTTGAGCACCTTTAGTTTCTATGCCTTCTAATTCTTTAGGTTCCTCAGTTTTTTTAGTTTCTATAATTTCTGGTTCAACATTAGATGGAGAACCATCATCCTCTTCTACTTCAACCTCTACTTTTTCTTCTTCTTCTTTAGAAGCTTCTACAGCTTCCCATTTTTCGTCATCTTTCATATTACCTCCGTTGCTTACGAAACAAACGATTTACGTTTACTTTATATTATACATTAAAAATTTTTACTAAACAAATAGTTTATGCAGTATTTGTTGATAAATTATAAGTAGGATCTAATGTTTTAGGATTTTCTACCTTCATTATTATTTGATCATCATATAATAAAATATATCTTATACCTTTATATTTTATTTTTTGACCTGAATGTTTACCATAACAAACATAATCATCTACTTCACACCAAGGTCCTTTAGAAAATTTTTCTTTATCTTGATAAGCTAAATCACCTATAGTAACAACTTGACCTACAGTAGTTAAGTATGCCATATCATCTTTTGTAGAATCTGGTAAAATAATTCCACCTTTAGTTTCTGATTTAATACTAACAGGTCTTATTAATACATGATAGCCTGGTAGCTCTGGTAAAATATCTGGATTAGGAACTTCTTCTTGTGTAATCCACATATCATTTTTTATGGAACGACCCATAGTTACAGTTTGCATATTACTCCTCTTCTTGATTTATATTTTTAATAATAGTTATAAGTTCTTGACGTGCCCATTCAATACCTCTAATTGTACCAACAATATGTTTATATTGGTCATAGGATTCTGGACTACCATCACCAAGAATATTTTTTAAATTTTGAATTTCGTCACCAAAAGCTTTAATAGCTTCTTCAAAAGGACTACTCATATTTTATTGACTCATCTTAGATAATATATCAACAGCTTTTATTTTTTCTTGACTTTCAATTTTATTCTCTTCAAGAGACATGTTAACTAAAGCTTCTAGTGCTTTCATTTGTTGTTTACTTAATCTATCTGCTTGTGCTTTTTGTTCTTTAAATTGCTTTGTTTGTTGACTATCAGCTACTTTTAATAATACTTCACTTTGCTCCATTTCAAGTTTTTGTGCATCTAGTATTGCTTTTGCATTATCTTGCATAGCTTTTAACTGTAGCTTTTGTTGTTCTAGTTTTACTTTTTGTTCCTCTAATGCTACCATTTGTTGCTCTGGAGATTTAACTAATCCCATAGCTGCATTTGCATTTGCTAC